CGTGGACCTCGTGGGGGGCCTGAAAACCCCCCATACCACGTGAGAGTTGCCCGCACCAGGGTAGACGACGTGTCTCCTGCCTGACCAGCAGGGGTTTGAAGGCGCGGCCTAGCTTAACAGCGGGTAAATTGTAACTTCGCGCAATGGTGCAGATTGGGATAGTAGCCGCGGTGAAGACCGGGCTACTGGGCTATGGGGCTTTGCAGGTTGGCTTGAGAGTGGCTGATCACTTCTTACGGCATGGCAACGGCGTGCCCAGAGAGGTTGAGCAGGTGGCTAAGAGCATGGTCGCGGACCAAACTTGGGTCCCCGATCTCGAAGACTTGTTGGAGGTTCGTGAGCCAGATGAAGAGGAGCCAGCGGCGGACGACACCCCACCTGAGTCTGAGGTGGAGTGGTTTGGCCCGCCCGGCTGGGTCGACAGGCCGCCGGGTGATCCAAGGGACACTTGGCCAGCAGTCGGTGAAACCCCCCCAAATTCTCCGGGGTCCTCAGTTCAGGGGGGCGTACAGGGCCCCCCCACTCCCGAGGTAAAGGCCAGGGAGGAAGAGCCCACATATTGGGTGAAGGAGGGCGTGCCATACAGGCGCGTCGCGCTGGCTCTGGCAGCCAGGGTCAGGTACAAGCTGGGAGGGGTCCCCAAGGCCACGGTTGCCAACAGGCTCATGGTCCAAACGGCGTGCGCGAAGATCCTCAAGGGGTACAACGTGCGCACCAGCGAGGCCACCCTCATCATTCCAGTCGCTGTGACCATGACCTTCGTCGCTACCGCAGAAGATGTCTGGGCCGCGCAGCTAGCCGCTGCGCAGGAGGTCGGATACATGCGTGAGCGGTTCGAGGCCCGCTACAAGCCTGGGCTGTTCAGACGCATCATGGCGGGGTTGATGGGTGTGCCCTTATACCGGGGAATTGAGTTCTCCGGCTAGGGCTGCCTTGTGGAAACGCGTGGGGTGGATACCCAGGTTGAGCGTGTTGCTCCCGGGGAGTCCATAGTGGTCACGCAGAACACAGGGATCAGACCTAAACCCAAACGACGAGTCCTCCGGTACGGGGGGGCCGGGCACATAAACTGTGCTAGCGTCCACAACGCTTCCGTACCAAATGCGTTACGCGCGCTCCGTGAGCGCGTGTTCTGTGTCGAGGGGCAGGGCGGTTTAGAGCCGACACCCCAACCCGTCGATGGAGCTTTCGAGCGCCTGAAACAATCGCGTGCCGCACTTATCAGAGCGGTAGGCCCCTGCCACCAGATTAGTACCGGGAAGTTCCTGGAGTACTATAGCGGTGCCAAGCTCGCGCGGTACAGTAAGGCTGCCAACGATTTGCACTATCTCGGGCTTACGAGGTTTCACGCATACCTCAACTCCTTTATCAAGCCGGAGTTCCTAAACTTGAGTTTGAAGCCCGACCCTGTCCCGAGGCTCATTCAGCCGCGACACCCGATTTATAACCTCTGTGTTGGGCGCTTTCTGCGCCCCATGGAGGGGCGCATTTACCGGGGTATAGCCAAGCTGTTTGGAGACAAAACGGTGGCAAAAGGGATGAACGCCTCAGCGGCTGCTTGCCTAATTCGCTCTAAGTGGAGAAGGTTTAAGCGCCCAGTGGCGGTGGGGCTTGACGCAAGTAGGTTCGACCAGCACGTCTCCGTGGCTGCACTCAAGTGGGAGCATTCTGTGTATCTTGCTCTGTTGGCGGGTGACGAGCGTCGAGAGCTGGAGCGCTTATTGCGCTGGCAGCTGAAAAACCGCGGGTTTATCAATGTTGGCGACTGTGCCATCAAGTACGTGGTGG